CATTTTTAATATATAATAAAAAATATATTTATAATGCCAAATACATATAGTATTTTCATAGGAGAAGTAATAGAGAGTACTAGCAAAGAAGATTTATTCGGATTGTTAGAACTTCTACCAGATAATACACAAAAGTTAATTAGTCCAAGAGATGCTAGGGATGCTTTCCTTACGACTTGGGCTAATTCTACTTTTAAACTCACCTCTACTACTAGTCAAAATGAATACATAGGTATAGATACTGGGAACCCAGTAAATAGAGATGTAAAGGCTAAAATATTACTAGGTAAAAGGAGCGTGGGATCATTCAATATAATGAGTGATGCTCTTTTAAACACAACAGATACCGATGTATTTTTCTTCAATACTAAAAAAGATAATGCTAGTCAAGATAAAACTAAAATATCTATATTAGCAGGAACAAATAGATTATTATATCCAAACTCACCATATTTAGAAACAGTTAGAGAGGAAGGCTCTGATGTCCTAAGCTTTAATATAGTAAATCCTAATCCACTTGGTACTTTAAATATATCATCATCTGATATAGTTAATATTAATGGGATATCGTTTCCTACAATTGATGATAATAGCACAGATGCACAAAATGGTAAGATACTTAAATATTCTGGGATATACCCATTTGGTAGTTTAGAATGGGCTGAACTGGAGGCTGGTGATGTACAAATTGGATCTCCTGGTTCAGAAACAAACATATATGGTAGTCCAGTTAATCTGAACGGATTTTCATTAGAATTTATAGAAAATGATATAGTCCCAGAGGATATAGGAGATATTAAACAAGGTGAGAGTTTCCCAGTTAATTCATTTGATGATAATGGGGATTTGGCTACACCACAAGACTGGCCAATATCAGAAATACTTAGAAGAGTATTATATCCAGAAATAGATCCAGAATTAGAGTTTGATTTAAGTCCAAGTAATAATAAATATGTAGAAATTGGTGATACTAATACCAAGTCTTTCACATTTTCTATAAAATCATTTCCTAGAAAGCCTTCAGAAAGAGTTTCAAGTTGGTTTATAAGAAATATACCTAATACTGGTGCGTGGAACATTATAACACAAGGTGGACCATTATCAGATATACCAGGAGACACATTCAGTAGTTCTATCACAACACAGATAAATAGACAATTTACTGGAGAATTTGAATATGAACTATTGGTTTCTACAAGGAGTGATTTAACATTATCACCTAGCAACAGTATAATTGGATATGATTATAAAAAAAGAATAACACTAGAATCAATAAAGCCCTTTTTTAACATAATAACTAATGATTCTGCAATAATATCTAGCTTATCTACTTCATTATCAGGCTCATTACCACCTAATAGTGTAACACCACAAACACTTAAATTAGTTATAGAAAACGTAAATGTAATTAAAACAGTGGATAGCTATCCGACTAACGGTGGTAGTCTTAATCTTTCATTTGATGGACAAGGTTATATCATATTCGCACAATCAGTCATATATCCACCTGTTAGACAAATAAAAGATGATAATGGATTTGTTATTTATGATATAAATGATTTAGCACTAAGTTCATTTCAAGTAAATACTATAACATCATCATCACCATTTACATACTATGGTGGGTTTAGAGTATATAAAAGTATTTATATGGTAACTAGCAATTATACTTTTAATCTACAAATAATATACTAAATATGCCAATTTATACTTTAAATAATTCAACTATAACAGAGAGTTCAACTTATGATTTAAGTAATTATGACCAAAAGATAGATTTACTCACAACACTTTTTGATAATACTACCAATCAAATTAAGCCAAGACCATTAAGGGATGCTATATTATCTATTTGGGCAAATACTGCATTTAAGGAAACAAAAGTTGGTGATATGACTTATATAGGCATTGATACACTAGACCCAAGAACAACTGGTGATAGAAAAGATGCTAAGTATAAGATATTATTAGGCAAGAGGTCATATACACCGAATGGAGAATCTTACTCTGAATCAAATGATATATTAACAGAGGATTTACTAGAAAGTGATACTGATATATTCTTTTTTAATACAAAGGATGATTTGGATGAACAAAATACTACTAAACTATCATTTTTAGCTAGCACTGATAGCGAACTTCATATAAATGCACCTTATCTATCTACTCAGTACGTAAGTGGCATAGACTCACTAACATTTAATATAGTAAATAAAGGTGTTATAAACTTAGTGTCAGAAAACAATACATATATAAATAACTTAGGATTTCCCAAAGCTTCTGATAGTAATTCTTTAGACCTAGATAATAAGCTCTTAGTTTATAGAGATGGGAACTTTATGTGGGAAGATTTTACATTGTTTTTAGACAATGTTGGTATGACTGGTTCTGAGTTAAACATATATGGCGATGTGAATATAAATGATTATAGTCTGGATTTTACTGATAGTAGAAAGCTTCCTATTGATTTTGGTGGACTTAACCAAGGTGAAACCTTTGGTTCTAATAGCATAACAGAAATGCTCAAAAGAATGATATATCCAAACCAAGCACCTACTGGTTCATTGGTGTTATTACCACCATTTGATAATGGAATTGCCGAGGTTGGCACATTTCCAAATCCAATGATAGAATATACCATAGTTAAAAAGACCTCACCTACTATAACAACTATATTAAGTAATATGAATCCTAGTTTTTATCCACCAATAGAAGGGATTCCTTACAAGACTATTATTGGTGTAGCAAGTGCAATAGTTATATCACCAATCAATACATCAACACAGAATTATAAGATAATAGTAAGTGATTCTAATCAAGAAAATACAGATGATGTTTCAATAAAGGGTGTATATCCAATTTTCTATGGTATAGATACAATTACATCAATTACAAATTCCAATCTATCTTTTTTAGACAAATTAGTAGAAGATAAGAGTAATAAAAATATTAACATAATTGGCGAAGGAAATATCTATTTTTTATATCCAGTTGAATATGATGAGTTGGTTGATATTACTGATTCTGATGACAATTCTATAGATTATGAGTCTGAGATAATATCTTATTCATCACCACTAGGTTACTGGGCATCAAAAGATTATTACATATACTACTCAACAAATTCTTATAGCCTAGAGACTCCTACTGAATTTAAATTTAAATTCAGTTAAAGATAGAATAAAAAAATATATATATACCATATGTCGACACCATTAATAGATAATTTTGAATTAAAAGTAAATAAACCAATAGACAATAGATTTGTTGTTGGACCTGATAGTTTTTACACCACAAGAGACTCAATAACTAATAAATATGAGGGATTAAGAGTCTGGGATACTAACGTTAGTTCTTCATTTTTCTGGAATGGTTCAGAATGGGTAGAAGAAAATCAATCAACAGGTGTTGTTAATGGAACAGTTGGGAGGATTGGACTTTTCACATCAACCAATACAATTGGTGATTCGATTATAACACAAGATGTGAATAGAATTGGTATAGGTAGACCACCACTAGCGGGATTTGGATTAGCAGTGAATGGTGGTGTAACTATAAGTGGTGATGATTTGTATATAGCAAGGAATTTGAGACATGTTGGGGATCCTCAATCATATCTTGCTTTCTCAGCTAATAACACAATAGATCTTATCACATCTAATATTAATAGGATGAGAGTAACACCAAGTGGTAATATAGGTTTTGGTATAACTAATCCTAGTGCAAAAGTACATGTTGCTGGTAATGTTAAAATTAGTAATAGCAATAGTGGAAGCCCAATAAGTAATATAATAGATTTGACATATCCTTATAATCCTACTGCAACAAAAAGAGAAAGTTATGTTATACTAGGTAGAGATTCTGATGTTGAATATAAATACAGAGTAGGATCAGTTTCAGAAAATTCAAATGGGAATTTTGGTAGATTTGTGATAGATGAATTAATCAATGGGAATTGGGAAAGGTCTTTGACCAAAACATCACTTAGTGAGGGTGATTGTTACGGTATAGGAACAGTTAGTCCCGAAGAAAAAGTACACGTTGTTGGAACAACTAAATCCACTAATTTTAAAGCTGATAAAGGATATTACTCTTTTCAAGCACCTTCTACAAGCAATACAGATAATGAAAAATGGTTAAAGGTTTTTAGTATTAGCTACTCATCTTTTAGCAGTTTTAATTTTACACTGAAAATAAATGGTGGTGGTAGTATTAATAATGATGGTATAAATACAGATGTTTATATAAGTTTCAAGCGACAAAACACCGAATCAAGAGTATATGCTAATATATCCAACTATGGAGAGACACAAATAAAACCAACAGAAGATTTTAGAATAATTAAGGAAGTAACAGGTACTAACCAAGGAAGGATATACATATACCACAAAGTCGTCCCAACATTTACCGCTTGTATTTATACAATATTGGGTAAAATAGATGCAACGGTTGAAGAATACCTAACATTCGAAGGCACATCACCTAATATTCCAGATACAGCATGGACAGAAAGAATAATATCATCACCAATTAACCACAAACCTTCAGATGCAAAGATGTCATTAGTGCCATTAAGAACTATTGTAATGTTTTCTGGTAGTGATGCACAAGTTCCAATTGGGTGGGAACTATGTGATCTTAGCAGAACAGTTAATGGGATATCAATACCAGATCTTAGGGGTAGGTTTATTGTTGGTAAAGATACTAGAACAGGCTCTGGTTATACATTTACTGGAGCAGTAGGTGGTGATAAGGAAGTGACTTTGAATAAAGATCAGATGCCAATACACAAACACAGTGGAACTACTCAAAATGCTGGGGGACACTTTCATACTGTAACGGTGCTAGATCCAATCACAGGTTCGCCTGTCGCTGGTTATGCGGGTAGTAATGATTATCAATTGAGGAACAAGACTGTTAACACCAGCCCAATTGCATCTCACTCTCATAATCTTAACGTTCAAAACGAAGGTGGTGGGCAAGCACACGAAAACAGACCACCTTATTATACACTTGCTTATATAATATATGTAGGTGAATAGTTAACTTAAATTAGTCTATTTTTTCAAACCACCAATTAAAGTAAATATAGTTATCATCGACTAGGTTATAGTAATTATTATCGTGCTTTATAATTATCTTATCATCGTGTGAACGTATTAGTTCTATTTCTATCCCTTCTGACATTATTAATTGCTTACCTGTTTCTACCGAGTAGCAAGTAACCTCATCATTAATTAGTTTATAAATACCTGGTTCTGGTTTTAACCATTTTTTAACTGTTTTTATTATTATCCCAGTTATTTTAATAACCCACTCTTTTGGTTGATAAAGGTCAAGGTCATTAAAAACTTCTGACTTGAAATTAGGTTCTGCACCTAAAACATTAGATATTTTCCCCCAATACTCATCTTCGTCTATTATAAAAGAAACATAAGCATCATAGTGTACGCTATTAGCCCTTAATATTCTAAGAATTTTCATACTAACTATATCTTGGTCTTCTAATGCTAACTTACTTCTTAAACTAGAGTATGCAGTAGTTCCTTTTAGAGTGAATAGAATATCATCAATTCTAGACATCGCTTGTCTTAATCCGTCTTGATGCTTATCAAAAGCGTTTGTAGATAATTGTGGATTATCCACATGTGCTGCTGGTCTAACAGAATCAGAATTGAACCTTTGCATATTAAATTCTGTAAATTCTAGTATTAGCCTATTTCGTCTTTCCATATTTAATATATATTAAAAATCAAACCTTTAATTATGAAAATAAAGAGATTTAATGAATCACAAGAAGATATAAACATATCAACACAAAGAGTTGGTGAGATAATAGAAGATATGAACAATATGTTATCAAATCTAGATGATAAAAATAAAACATTACAGTCATATACTAATGAGTTGTCCAACTATAAGAGTTCTTCTAAAACAAGTAATGACCAAATAGATGATTCTATAGTAGCTTTAGAAATTTCAATAAAGAATAACGAGGACACAATTGATAAGATTGATACAATTATATCTAACCTATTAAATTATAATGATAATGGTAGGGATTTCTTATATTCAGAAAACTAATACTATTTAGTGAATTTAAGTTTATAAAGTGTTCTGTATACTAAGCATACAATATCATCAACTAAACTATGTATGTGTGTATCTTCTTCTGAAAAACATTGTTTAGCATGTTTTATATAGTCTGCCACTTCCTCAAAATAAACTACAAAATCCTTAGTTCTTGTTTCATCAGTATCTATTGACTCATATGAACCAATAACACCGTACTGTCCTTGATATACTTCAATTGTATCATCTAATAAGTCTAATATATCTTCGTAATAATGCCCAAGTGCTTTATGTGCAGCATTTGAACCTTCCTCACCCCTTACTTGTAAGTGATAAACATGTGCCATCTCTCTAGATTCGAATATTTTTGAGAAAAACTTTATGACATCACTATCACCATCTTGAATTTCTTCTTGTTCTACCTGTGTAGCTTCATCAGTCTCATTGTTTTCTAAATCCTCAACTATTTTAGCTATTCTAGATTTTTTTATTTGTGAAAATTTTTTCATAATTTATTATTTTTTTCTTATTAATTCATATATATCGCTTAACTTAAACCCGTCTTCTTTCATATCACTAAACCATTTGTATTTATCAAACTCATTAGCTTCTTTTTCTGAAAATTTACTATTCCATTTTTCAATTAAATCATTTGGGTTTTTTTCTACCTCTTTCTTACCCACCTTCTTAACATCACTATCTATTAACAATATTTCATAGGTTTCTACATTATCAACTGCTGCTAGTATATAATCTGCTTGATAACCAGCTTCTCCTTCATTTTCTGCACTTAGCATTAATTCTATAGTTGCATCTATTCTATAAGATTTATCAATTTTACTTTCTAGTACTTTTGTAAATTTCTTCATATCATATATATTAAAAAAATAGTTCCTTTTTCTGTAATAAAGCAAGAATAATTATTTAATATATAAGCTATACAAAAAATTACATAATATTATGAAAAATATAAAAAAGTTTGAAGCATTTGTACAACAGAGTAGTCCTAATAGACAACCAGAGGTTGATCCAGGTGTAAAACCAGGTAGAAGAATTAGCCCATCTAAACCAGGACCAATTAGAAGAGATAAACCAGGAGTTAGACCAAGTCCTAAAGCTAGTGACAAAGAACCAGTTAAAGCAACTGAGAAAGACGTTATAAATAAGTTCGTTGAATTAACAAACCAAAAAAAATAAAAAAAATGATTAAAAAATTTGATAAATTCCTAGAGGAAGTTAGTATTGAAGGAAACCCTGGCATACCAAGCGAAGGTGGTAAGCAAGAAGGAGATGTAGATTATCTAAAAAATATGGAACGAGATGCCAGAGCTAAGTATGGTGCTGGTGCTGGTGAAAATCCTGGACCACATATTGGAAGAATAATGGGATTAGTTGAACAGTCGTCTAGACTCATTATACCACATAAAGAAGCATTAGAACAATTGGCAGAAAAGGTCATAAGAAATGAATTTGGTGATATTCTAGATGGTGTTGATTTAGATATAAAATTTGCAGAATCTGGTGATGATGTTGCAAAATTTATGGGTGAAGAAGATGAAGAAGAGGAAGATGAAGAAAAAATGCAAGAGATAAAAGACAAAGACCTTATTAATAAGATACATAAGGCTAAACTTGCCAATGTATTAATACAAGGGGAAGCCAAGAATACAAAACACATTCTTAATTTACCAGAAGTAAAAGAAGAAATAGATATTATTTTTGGCAATAATTCAGATAGAATATTAAAAATTTGGAATGATATTACTAAGCTAGCAGAGAGATTAGATTGGTTAATACCAGTAGATGCGAAAGCTAATATGATGGAAAACCAACCTGGTGGGATGGCTGGTGCTGTAAAGGTTGACTGGGTAAAGAAGGAAAAGAAAGAAGAAGAAGAGGAAGAAGAATTAGATATAGACAAAATTATAGGTAGTGATGAGGATGAAGTGGAAGAAGATATGGATGTTGAATACACACCTACTATAAAGGCTAGGGGTATAGACTTCCCAATGCTATTACATGAAGCGGTTAAGGGTATATTAGAACTTATAGCATCGATTTACCAACCAGGTGAAGGAGCTAGTGAAAAGGAAATGTCTGATGCTAGGACTGTGAAATTTAACGTGTCTACTTTTCAGGATGAAGCAGAGGATTTTAGAACTGGACCAGAGGTTGCTAGTGCTTTAAGAGATTTTATAAACGAGAGTCCTAGGGCTAGTTATAGTAGAGTTATGAGACTTTATGTTTATGGTAAAATGTTAGATCCTAATTATATGACAGAAGAGCAATTTCTTAAATTATTTAGAGGTATTCTTAACGGAAGTAGTGATGCTAGAACAAAAGTAGATCAGATTGTTAATGAAATAGTTTCTGAATTAAAAGAATATGAGTCTGGTGAAGTTATAGGACATGATGACAAGGATGATGATTCAGGTTTAGATTATGATGCACTTGGGATGACGAAGCCCGATGAAAGTGAGCAGTCTGACTATGACAGAGAAGATTTAGATTCTATGTCAGAAAAAGATTTATTAGCACTAATGGACGATGCTTTGGATTCTGGTAATACTAAGAGAATGGAAGATATTGGTTCTGTTTTGAAACAATTTTATAACGAGAGTATTACTACACAGATTTACTTAAAAGAATTAAATATGATTAAGGAAAACCACCAATATAGAAATAAAAAATAATAAAAATGAAAGTACATAATTACAAAGGTTTTAGAAATGAAAGCAAACACGAAGTATTAGAACCTATAAACGAAAACTTAGATAGGGCTAAAAAGCTTATAAAGGAAAGAGAGACTATTAAAATAGCAGCAAAAGAACTTAACTTACTTTCTGATGATTTAAAATATAAGATGGAAGAGGGTGATATAATTACACTTAGGTTAGAAGATTTCCCTAGAGAAAGTAGAGGAGATTTAGCTTATAAGATGAAAGGTGTTAAGATGAAGCCAGATGAACTTAAACAACTTGAAAAGAGTCCTACTTTTAAAGAACTGAGAGAGATTGTTGGGCAAAAGAACCTTGGATTCATGTACAACTTTGCATATATGTTTTATATAGAAAAAGCACCATTAGAGGATCTTAGAGATTTATCAGATAAGTTAAAAGAATACAAGAGTTTGCTTCCTAGGTTATCAAAAATGCCAGAAATTGGTAGAAATTTTGATGCTAATTTTATCGATGATACTTATATAGATAATAGCACACCAAATACCGAAAGACCACTCACAAATTTTGAGACAATAACTGATGCTATGACAGAACTTGGGAAGTATAAAAGAGTTAAGATTGTACTAGATAGTTTGCCCAAAAAGATGAGAGATCAGTATGATACTGCACCAAAACTATTGAAGAATGACATGGATGAAATTGCTAGGGGATTTCTTGAAACTGTTAGTGATGATGAAAAAGTTAGGGCTAAAGTTTGGCGGAATTTCTTTGGGGGTATGATAGAAGACACATATAAATTTACAACAGATGGTGATATTAATCCTACATTTGGTAAAATGGTATATTCAAGTCGTATTAAAAAGTTTGAAAAAGAGCCAAATCCATTAAAAGCTTTTATAATAGATGCTAAAAAACATCTCAAAACATCAGTAGTTAATATTGATGAGCGTGAATCTAGGCTTAAAATCATAAAAAAAACAAATGATAGATTTGGACAAATGGGATGTGAATTGATTTTGGATGATAGTGGTATAATCATTGTCATTGTGTTTTCATTCCCAGCTAATAATATGTTAAACGCACATGCTGGAGACCACTGTATAGTTAGTGCACAACACCACTGGAATCACTATGTTGGTGAGTTTAATAAACAATATTATATCTATAACACCAACATAAGCAAAGTAGAAAATTTATCTACAATAGGTGTTAGTATTGAGCCCGATCAAGGTATAAGTTCTGCTGCTTGTCAAGATGTTCAAAATAATCCCATACGTAATAGATTTAGAGCTATTCTTAACTCATGGGAGAATGAATATGACTTAGATTACAAGCTATTTGATATATTACAACCAATGAGTGAAGAAGAAGTAGATAAAAGAAAGAGAGCAAAAGAAGCAGATAGAGAAATAATAAAAAAGGGATTATCAATAGATGATATCAAAAGGCTTGTAACAGAAGATGGTGCTGACATTAATAAAAATTCCTCACAAGCCTTAATTAATGCAACTGAAGATGGTGATTATAAGAAAATTAAACTATGCTTAGAGTATGGTGCATCACCTAATCTAGCATCTGGATCAAATGCAGCAATATCAAAAGCAAAAGACTTTGATACTGTTAAGTTACTTGTTAGCTATGGTTCGGATTTAACCACTAATGTACTTAAAGGAATAATAAATAATCCAGAGGCTCTACAATACTGTTTTGATGCTGGATTAGATCCTAATATGTCTAACTCAAGACCATTAAGAGAATGTATTAAAGGAACCTGGAAAAGCAAAGAAAACTTAGGCGATGCATACGTAGAATCTGCTAAGGTAATATTAGACCAACCAGAGGTAATAGAAAATGTTAAGAGAACAATAGATATTATGATTAAATACGCAGTTAATTATGGCAGAATTGGTATATTAGAATTGATGAAAAGAAAAGGCTTATTTACTAAATTAACCAACGAACAAGTAGAAACCTATGAAAAATGGCTTGAACAAGGTGGGAGAATAACACCAGAGTTAGCAGATGAAGTTCTTGAATATATATCCAAAAATATGTATGAGTAGAAACTCTATATTAAAATAAAAAACTCACATTTAATGTGAGTTTTTTTGTTCTAGTACCTTATATATGAGGTAAGCATCATTACAATCCTCATATGGCTTGTTTATAGATTTAACAGATGTTAAATCATCTTTTACATATTTACAGTGTTTGTACCAATAATCATCAAACCTTTCATTCTCAACTATTGCCAAGTACATATCTGGTTTTTGAAAATTACCACCTGATATGCCTATTTTATTTCTCCATTTGTAATCAGTTCTAGGATTCTTACCACCAATTTCCCTTACTATAGGCTCATAAGTTAGTTTACAAGACTCTAGTTTTAAAGTGCTAGGTGACATAACAAAAATATTATTAGAAACTTTATCAAACAACTTCTTCCTAAGAAGTGTGGAGAATGCAACTAAGTCCACTAGGTCTCCAACTTTTGATCCAAAATTAAATCCTTCTATCCCTATTTCAGTTGGTTCGTCTATGTCTATATTTTCTAAAATATCATCTATTATAGTATCTGTTATTCTATCATAGTCTTTTAATTTAGTAAGTTCACCTTCAGAATAGTCTCCAAATTCACGGTATTCAACAAATCTATATATGACATGTTCTTCTGCCATCTTAAACCACTTTTTCATTCCCTTCTTACCATATACATCCCTTTCTCTAGTATAATTGTATATTTTAAATGTGTCTTTATTAGATACTACCATACCTGTTGATATAAGACTAGGGTCTATTGCTACATAATTCATACATTATATATTAATATATACCCTTCCCTGTGTTGTGTATTAATTAAATTACTATATTTGTGAAAAAAATATGATTATGTCGTTGTTGTTGAGCATTGTGGTTCTTATACTATCATTTATATTTTCTATATACCAAAAAAGAAGAGTAAGCATATTATCAGATATAATGATGGGTAAGAATTGTTATTCGTGTAAGAAAAGAATACACGACACAGATGAAGATTATATGACACATATTGTAGCAATAGGTTATGATTTCAAATATACTATGTGTGATTCTTGTATTAGACACAAAAAGTTAATAAGGCTAAAGAGTGTATATTATAGAATCAAGCCTAATTTAAATGAATTTCTGATAAAAAAATATGATAAGAAATCTCCTAAAATATTTTATATATCACTAGGTTTTATTTTATTGGCAGTTGTGTTATCATTTGTATTTGATATTTTTTGGATTATGTTAGTACTTATCCAATTATTTGTTATGTTTGTGTCAATTATTATGTACTATAGGTCATACTTGACTACAATTAAAAAAACCCCATCTTAGAGATGAGGTTTTTTGGGGCTGACTTGATTTGTCCACCTTCCACCAACTTATTTAATATAAGTTTATTATTTATCCAAATAAATCTTCTGCATCAGTTGCATCTGAGAATCCATCTGTATCATCATCATCAGCAGCATCGTTAATAGTCTTATTGAATTCTTTTTCAGTTTCTTCTATCTCATCCATAGATTTGAATCTAAAATAATCATTAACAATAGGATTCATTATCTCCAATATTTCATCTGTGAAGATATTTGCTTTATGTAATTTTTTAAGGAAAAATGATTTATCTAAATGCCTCACGTAGTATTTATTACCACCTGGTTTAAATGATAGCTCACCTGTATCCTTATCAACTTCCATCTTACCCTTGGCTATTCCTATCTCTTTAAAGTATTCAGGTCTACAGAACGCTTCTAAGCCAGTATATGGATTCATACCATCTACGAACGAAATATCAAATCTTATTTTCTTAGGCTTAGCTAATCTATTTTTGCTAGTTTTAAAGAGAACGTTGATACCAGATTGTCCAAGATCCATATCATCCTCATCACCAGTTTTTAACTTAGACTTAGATAAGAATCCAATAACAGATGCAGAATATAAAAGTCCATTACCACCTCTTAACATCTCTTTTGGGAACATGTCTAGTGTTCTGTATGTTTGGTTTATAACTAGAAATGGTATTTTTAAAATACCTAAATCTGTATTTAAACTTCTAAACATAGAACTTAAGGCTTTTGCCTTTGTCATATCTTGTTTTATATCACCTTTTAATAAATCTAGCTTCTCTTTATTAGATGCCATTTGACCTAGTGAATCCAATACTAGAAGTATTTTGGGTAGATTGCTCCCAGCCATCTTTTGGTCTTTTAAGTCATCAACAAGCTGTGTTAATGTCATATTTATATCTTCGACTTTATTAGACCTAATAAGTCTAAATTTATCTAGATTGGTGTCTATGCCATAATTCGATAAATCTTGTAAGTCTATAGATTGTTCTGTGTCTATATAAATACATGAATATCCTAGTTTCTGTGCATTCTTCACAACAGAGTATGCTAAAAAGGATTTACCAGATCCAGACTCCCCTGCAAATGCAGAAATTCTGTTAGTAGGTATACCACCGTTTAACATATGTGCTGAAAGTGCAGCATCTAGGATATATACACCAGTAGAAATAAAACTTCTTTCTTCTATTTCTTTCTCAATGTAAATAGGAACTTTCTTTGAAATATTATCTAGTATAGTTCCTACTTTACTAAATTCGAAATCTTTATTGCTTTTTTTCTTCGCCATATTAAAAATGTTTTTTATTTATATACCAAATATTCTGTTTTGTTTGGAAATTTGTGTTAAATAATCAAAAGAATATTTGCTCTAATCCTTTCTTACCATTCCCAGTTATCTCATCTCTTACATCCATTATCATCTTGCCTAGCATATTCTTACCATCTATATTTTTGCACTTATCACAAAAACAAGATCCAAAATAGTTATCATGCCACCAATTGCCCTCTACTAACTCTTGATTACCAGTTGCAATTAGTTTACGCCTTAACTCTTTATTCTTAAATTTTTCAGTTATCCCAAACTTCATTACAATAAACCTATATTGCTTCCAATCATTTCTAGGCTTTATAGATTCTCCAACCTTTTTCACTAAACTAGCATTATCTAACTCAGATACCATTACTCTAAATTCATTTACAGTATATCTTTTCTTCTGAAACAAAACACTAGTATTTACTTTCATAGCTATATAATAATGCTCAACACTAGAATATATTATATCATCTTCCACTATCTCACATGGGTAGAAGTTAGACAAAAAGTGATTATCCCCTCTAAATACTCCAATCATAATTTATTTATTTATTTGTTTAAAAAAAGTCATAGTTGGCACCAACATATCTTGGTGTGTATCTCTTATCATATCCATTTATCTCTCTATTAATATCTTGCTTTGCTTTTTGTCTCTCTGTCCTATTAAGTTTTTTTCTAAACCATTTAGGAGCAACAGACCTATTGCTAAAGTTGTTACAACCTTCTGTGTATAAAAAGTAAACTTTATTCGATATAACTGATGCCTCAGAGTGTGTTGAATATGATTTATCCCATGTATATGGTGTCCTTCCAAATCTAAGATACTCATCATATATAGCTAATGATATATTGTACTTATCTCTGAAAAAGTGTTTATTATGCTTCATTTTTAATATGAATAAAAAACCCATCATTAGATGGGTTTTATTTTGTGGAGAAGATGGTGTACCGCCCACCATGTCTTCAACAGTTATTAATAACTAATCATTTACAAGTTTATTTAGTTTTTCTAAACTAAAAAAATATATAATCTTTTTGATAAACTCTAAAAATTATTAAAAAACTGTTCCATATTTTTAATTGTATAGTGCCAATTGCAGATTTTTTAGAAACTACTGTTATGCAGTTGCTAGATCCTCTACTTGGATCATGTTGTTTTGTAGAGTCGCTACTAAATCTTCACGAGTTCCTACTTTGTTTACGTTTCCGTTTAAAAAATTTGTATTTTAATTTATTAATCGGGTAAATAACAATCCGATACTTGCATAGTTGCTAATTCACCATAAATCAATTCTAGAACTTCCCCATAGTATTTTACAAATATATATATTATATATGAAATATCAAAAAAGTTTAACTTTTTTAAAACTATTGAAAGATTTCATATATTTTAAATTTTCTGATATGTTCCCAATTGGTATACCTTCCCAGTCTATAGACACACATGCACTTGCTAGTGATTCTAGAAATGATATATTTTGCTTTTCATCCGTAGTATGTTCATTATAATAACCAACAGAAATATTAGTACACTCCTTTATCTTACCAATGAACGATGCAGAATCACTATAAACGCCACTGTCATCTAAATTAAATTTAAGGCCATTTTCTAAGAATGTATCTTTTAATCTATTAGCAAAAACATCACTACAACACCTCTCTTTACTTTGATGTGTTACTATAGAGTCTATACCACGCCTATCAAAGCTCACACACTTAGTTATATGGTCTAGGTGTCTATTACTGTCAAAAGAATTAGATAAGGCACTAGAGCCTATCACACCAACTTCTTCGCCTATGAAGAAGTAATATAACCCAACCACACCCCTTTCTATCATATATAGCATCAATGTAACACCTGCCTTATCATCAGCCCCTAAAATTGTATTAGTTGAGAACACATAATCATTCCCTTCTATATTTTTAACAAAAGGATTTGTATTAACTTGCTCCTTGCCATAATTATCCAAATGTGAATTAAACATTGTACTAGGCTTATCACCAACCACTTTATAATAATTCCCAAACTCATCCTTTTCCAATTGGGGCAATATATTTAGTAAATCTTCCTCAGTAGAATGAGGATGTGTTTTATCAACTAATTTTAAAAATGTTTTTCTAATGTCGTTATAATTTGTATTATTCATATAGTATATATTAATTTAAGAATCAAGAACGTTTCCAAACCCACCTTTTTAAACAACAACCCCACACTCTATAATTACCCATATCGTGCATAATACTTACTTCAGTTTTGTTTGAATCACCTCCCATTTTTATAAGTTTCTTTTTATTAAATGAGAATCTATGTCTTCTAATACCACCAACATTCCACCAGTAGTTAATTGGTGTCTCTCCATTTAATTCAAAGTTTAAAGAAGTATATAAACCACCATTAAACACAGAACTTTCAGAAAATGAATATATTTCATCTACATCATAAGTTTTAATATATTTTTTAAATAGCTTAGATGCAGAACCAACCACAACAAGGTTAATCTTGTTACAAAACCTTACCAACTCTATTCTTTTCTTGTTATTATGAAATGCAATAACCGATACTAATTCATTGTCATAAAACAATCCTATTGCGGTTGACCAATTAGTTTTACCCTGTAAATGGTTGTTATCAAGGAAATTATTTACTAACTTTTTATCACTTATTATTAACATATCACACTTTCTAGCGAATACTTTATCTGTTATTAAACCTAATCGGTTCTTAACAACTGATTTTATAATATCATTTTTGTATAACCAATCATCTTCCCATATATTTATAAGGTCATAATTATTAGATAAGCATCTATTCATTTTCTCATAATGGTAGTACTTGTCCTTATTAAGTTCAGAATGCCAATATAAACCATTATACTCTATTGCTATCTTTTTTTCCTTTATTAAAAAGTCAATTTCGTAAGGACTAATCAAAGTCCTATCACTATGTATAGCATTTTGGTCTAATTCTTTTAAAAAATCTAATATATTAGATTCTTGACTAGATTTCCCAGAGTTTATTGGATTACACACAGTACAAGTTTCTATACTAGCATCTATTCTTCTTTGTAATGTTGTTGGATGTATCTCAAATTGATGACCACAACTATTATTTTTACTTAATAAAACAAATCCTTCTCTACTTGAATTAGAAATGAACGTAAATCCTTTATCATTATAGAACTTTATTCTATTTTTAAGTATCACGTTCTTATATCTATCTGATTTTAAGTAAGTCTTATATTCATCACTTTTTGTATAATGATCAACACCAAACTTATCCAAAAAATGTTTCTTAGACTTCTCTTTGAATTCGATAGTTTTAAAGTAATTATCAACACCATACTTTTCCATATTTGAATCCTCTATCTTATCTCTTATCTTGATACTTTTTAAGGGATGTGCAACACCATATCTTTCAAAAGATATGTTCTTATAACTTATCCAAAAATCTTGTGTTTTAGAAATATGATTAACACCATACTTTTCTATATTAGTCTGGCTTATTTTATTCTGAACCTCCTTTGATTTAGATGGATGGTCAACACCATACTTCTCTAAGGAAAACTCTTTAGTCTTTTCTTTAAATTCATCTGTTTTGAAATAATGGTCAACACCATACTTTTCCTCGATAGTTGTTTTCCACCTTTCTCTAACTTCCTCATTTTGAAATGATGACTTATGACCCCACCTCTCAATATTTGTTTGTTCTTGCTTCTTTTTAATATCTTGTGATTTAGCTATGTTATCAACACCATACTTTTCTAAAACAGTTTTTTTCCTTTTCTCCTTGGTCTTGTTACTGCTCTGTGCACACTTAGTACTACAATACGTCTTATATCCCTCTGTCCACTTTTTATTAAAGCTAACTCTGTTTATGCAAGAACTACACAGTACATAAGATGTTTTTTTATTTACAAAACACCAAAGACGTTCTTTAAACGATAATTCTAAATCTATTGTATATTCAACTATTTTATCATATATATCACCATGGTTATTTATGAAATATGATTCCCTTAACCTACTTGGTTTATTATCTATTATCTTTATTATTTTATCCTTCATAATTTATTAATTTGTGAAATGTGAAGATAAATACTCAAACACATCTAAATCATAAGGTATCCTTACTAACTCAAACCCATTATCTATACACCATCTATTTTTTAAACCATCATATTCGACTAGCTTTTTATAATATTCTTCCCCACCGAATATATCAACTGGTTTAAAATGTTGTATTCCATCATACTCTATAAATGTCCTTATACCCTCTATGTAAAAATCAAACCTTAACTTCTTATCTTCTATCTTAACAACATATTCTTTTTCATATTTGATTTCAACTAAGTCTAGAAATTCTATTATTTCCCTCTCGCCCTTTGATTTAGAACACACAGGACAGTTTGTGTTCATATGTAGGATATAATTAGGTTTAGTATCAAATTCTGTATTGCAATCAGTACAGAGGTGTTTATGCCTATGGTGCGATCCTTTATATTCTGTTGATAATAGCTTTATATTATTAGGCAGTATTGACTTGTATTTATCTATAGAGAATATCTTACCAGAACATGACGGACATCCATTTGTAGAACTTAATATAGATTTAGGACTTGTTATAAATTCCATATCACATGTTTTACACTTATGTAAAGTCTTTTCTCTCATACTTATATAATTACCTAAAAGTTCTATATCCTTAGTTCTTAAAGATTCCTCATATTTAATTTTCCTATCTGTACAATTACATTTTATTTTACTAATTTCTTTGGGCTTTTTCTTATATATTCTATTGCATTTAGTACATGAGAATTTAATAGCAGTCTTTGAATCTATATAGTCTGACTCCCTTTTAATATTAGGATAATTATTTAATAGCCTAGTATCAAGTTGTTCGTTTGTTATTTTCTTACCAGATTTTGACCACATAATTTATATATTAAATAGGATTCTTTACTGTATTATAGCACAATAGTACGCAAAGTTTTTAACAAAAAAAAGAGGAACAAATTAATTGTTCCTCTTTTCCTATTTATATTCTTATGAATTAGTTTAATAATCCATTCTCGTCTGTAATTCTCAAAGTCATAAATTGCTTTTGTGGGAACCAGCCTACTTCAGCTACTGCGTATCTTGAACGTAATAACATTCTAGGTGCAAAGGTAGCTTCCGAGATAACACTAATTGATTGTGCCATTAAGTAAGGTACAAATATGATACCTGGTTGGTCAGGATTGTTCTTTCTACCTAGAGCAATTCTGTTGTCGTTATACTTCATATATGGATCAACATATATTGATATATCCCCGATAGAACCTACTGGGTAAAGTTGTCCAGCTCCGTTTAGTTTAGATTTTACTGGGTTAAGAGTATAACCTGAAACATCCGATAAAGCTGCTGCTAAACCACCGTTAGTAACTAAATACTGTGCTGGTCCAACACGTCCTTCTGTTGCAATGTAGTTAGATGCATGCATTATCTTTGTGATAAGCTTTCTTTGCACAGCGTGAGTTGTCTCACCACCTACGTTAGCACCTGCATAGTTCGTGTTTAAATCGAACAAAGGCACTCCTGTACCTCCTCCTGGTGGTGTTCTTAATGGTGCAGACTCTCTGTTAAGTTCTCCCATTTCAAATACTTTAGCAACAATTTGCTTAGATATTGTTTGAGAAAGTTCATTAACAAGAATGCTTTCCATTTTTTGAACGATATCCATACCAGTGTTGGCTTTGATATCTTCAATTTCAGTTCTTCTAAGTGCTGATGTTATCTCGATAGTACCAACGGCAATTGTTTTAGAAGAAATTTTCGGCCCAATGATACCTGCGTATCTCTTGTCATCTTGCTCTCTATCCATTGGATAGTTTCCAGAAAAACCATTTTCACTTGTATTCCAGTTTGCAGAAAAACCTGGTAATTGGTCTTCAAGTGCAGAAATAAGTTCAACTTTTGCACCAGATACTGTTACACCAGCAACATTAACTAATTGATCAGTCATTGCAGTTGTTGAATCAAAAGTGTTTCTTGTTTGGTCAAATGCCCATGTAGTTCCAGCAGTTCCAACAGCACCATGAGATGTGTTAAATTGTCTGTAAGCTCTAAACATTGGGAATCCATCAATACGTGAAAATCCTAAAAATTCTACTTGTCCTGTTTTATCAGATGCTTCTGTTGTAGTGATACCAGTATCTGGAGCGGTTTGTGCTGCGATATCATTGAAAAGCGTTCCGTTTTGTAAACCACCTTGTGATTCTACAATACCAGCAGTATTTAGTTGCTCCTTAAGTGCAGCTCTAACATCTGCGATATTATCAGCATTAAGTTTAAAAACTTGTGGTCTTTCGTCAGAAGCACCTAAATGTGCATCATCATATCTAAAATCTACGTAAAGTAAATCGATTTTTGGTCCAGGAGAAGGCTTTACTGCAACAAGGTCTAAACCTATTGTTTGTGCAGCAATCTTCATAGCTACTGGAAGTAAGTTTTGGCCTACATCTCCAGATCCCTGTGATCCACCGTTTTGTCCAAAAGCATTACCGATTGTTGAACCAGATAATGTTGATGGCTGTGCAGCTACAACACCTCCCATACCTGATACGTTAGATGCGTTTGCGTAAGCGTTTTCATTAATTGAGTGGAATTCTGCGTACTCGCTCATCCAGTCAATTCTGTCGCCAGAAACACCCATGTTCTCTAGAACTGGTGTCCACTTCTTCTTGGCTTTTTGATTGTCTATTCTAATGTGTGACATAATTTTTGTTTTATTTTTTTTAAATTTGATATAATCTATATATAAACCCTTTTTTTACCTTTTTTTGAAAGGTGGATTTTTTATAGACTTTTGAACCTTTCTAATATTGCATTAGTTTCATCATCAGATAAATTATCCTCTTGGATTAGTTTATCATGTGAAATTAATTTCTTACTAGTCGCTTCGTTTTTCTTGATATTTCTAGTATCCCAGAAATGCTCAACTTGACTTTCGGTTATCATGTTATCTTCTGGATAAAGTCTAGCTTGTGAAAGCACTGACTTTTTAGAAGTCCCATCTAACTGCTCCCAGACTGGCTTGATACTATCAGGCATTAGTCTGACAACTCTGTCTTCTAGAGTTTCGTTCTTTGTTGATAAAGATTCGCTTATTAAACTTAGAACGTCTTTCTGTGTGAAATAACTACTTTCGTTTATATGTAGTTTAACGTTGTCTTGTTCTTCGTTAGTTAAAGCGTAATAACTATCTATTTGTGATTTGTTTAAGAACTTTAAAAAATTCAAATCACTCGTCTCAGAAACTTTTCGTTTTTTAGCCTCTTCGATTAATTTATCAATAGATTCTGATAAGTCTGAATCACTTAATTCTGATTCTTCCATTTCACAATCTTCATCTTCTTTTTCTTCGTGTGCATGAGCAACTTCTGCCATTGTCTTAGCAATACCAGTTTGCTTTCTAGTACCTTCTTCATCGTGCATATCTTCTTCATCATGCATATCTTCATCATGCTTACCTTCTTCATCGTGCATACCTTCTTCATCGTGCATACCTTCTTGAACACCAAATCCAACAGACTCTAGTGTTGGGAATTGCTCTCCTTTAGATTCAAATAATTTACCACCATTAAGTTTTTCTACTATCATTCCTTGGTAGTCAACAGACTTGTCAAGGCTTTCAGCGATATACTCTGAATATGCAATGTTGTCATCTAGATTCTCTGCAATGTATTCTGAATAAGCAATATTACCATCAAGGTGTTCTGCTAGGTACTCTGAATAGTTAATAGAGTTATCTACATTTTCAGCAATGTATTCACTATAAGAAATGTTCTTACTTACGTTTTCAGCGATGTATTCTGAATAATTAATGTTCTTATCTAGATTTTCAGCGATGTATTCTGAATAGTTAATGTTCTTATCTAGATTTTCAGCAATGTATTCTGAATATCCAATGTTCTTATCTAGATTTTCTGCAACATATTCACTATAAGCAATGTTCTTGTCTAAATTTTCAGCAATGTATTCTGAATAGTTAATGTTCTTATCTAAGTTTTCAGCAACATATTCAGAATAGCTAATAGCTTTTTCTAAATTCTCTGCTAAATAGTCGTTATGCTTAGCTAGTTTACCAGTTGTCTCCTTTAATGATTTATTTTCATTAACCATTACTTGTACTTTCTCTGATAAATAATCTAAGTATCCTATTACTTTTTCGTTAGTAGTATTAAGTTCTTCGTAATACTCTAATAATTGTTCTAGTTTCTTAGGGTTCATACTTCCCTTAGTTACTGCTCCCTTAACTTCCTTTTTAGTTTCGTTAAGCTCTTTAACTAAATACTGTGAGTAATCAGTTAATTGTTTCTTTGTTACAAATTCATTTTTGTTCATGTTGAATAATTCGTTTATTTTTGATTCATCGGACATTTCATATATCCTAAAGTTAGATTTGGCATCGTTGTAGCCTAATGATTCATTAAGTACGGTAACATTCATTTTAGCGGATGCAAATCCAGGATCTGCTACAATGTCGTAAGTGAATAGTTTTTTAAGTGATACAGAACCGTCAGATTCAGTAACACCCGCTGCTCTTGATGATACAAAAACAGGACAACCATCATTTACTAATGATTTTGCTTCTTTTCCCCAATAGGTACTTAAAAGCATAATCTCACCCTCTACTGAGTTCTTTTCTTGTACATAATCTGCCTTTCTAATTATGTGCGAAGCTCTTGATAAAGAAGTATCGAATACGTCTGGGTGATCAAACTCACCATAAACAACTCCTAGACTATTCATTCTTTCATTAAGTTCGCCCAAAGCTGGGAGAAACTTATCTGCTGAATAAACTCTATCGTTTCGATTTTTTACCCCGAATTCAGTGAAAGTCCCATTCATAACATATTCACCCTTCTTAGCAGAACCGTTAGATTCTTTAATCAAGGAGTTTGTCGAATTTTCTACTATTAATACTGGTTTCATTTATTAGATTTTATTTTTTCCTATATCGTATATATAATGAGTTATTTCTCCTTAAATAAAAAGGTGGATTTTTTATACGATTGTCGGATTTTTTAGTTAATTTTGAGAACTTTCACCGAATTTAATATATATACTAAAATAGTTACCCATATGAAATTCAAGACAACAAGAGGACTTACTATAGAAAAGCTAAAAAGTGAGTTCCCATCATACTATAATAAAATGGTTAACTTCTTAATAGAAGATGATGACATAACACTATCTGAAAAAATATGGTTGTTTCAAAATGAATTAAAACAAAAACCAAAATGTCTGAACTGTAATAGTAAGGTAAGTTTCACTAAATTTTATAAAGGTTACAGAACATATTGTAGTAGAAGTTGTGCTACCAAGTATAGCCATGGATTTAAAGAGGTAAAGGATAAGAGAGTTAAGAAAATGATAGAATGTAACAACAATCCAAAGACTAGGAAGAAAATGACCGAAAGTGCTAACATAACAAAGTCTAATTTTTCTGATACTAAAAAAAGAGAAATAAACAATAAGAGGTCAAAGACAGTAAATGATAAATGGGGTGTTAAAAACATATCAAATGCAGAAAGTATTAAACAGAAAATAAGTACTAGACTACAAGAGGTACTACCTGGTATTAGGCTTGAAAAGACTAAAGATAGAATTACAAGTGCTGGGTTTTCTGTAATAGATATAGACAATGGTAATTTTAAATTATTATGCAGTAAATGTAAAAAAGAGTTTAATATTTCTAGTAAACTATTTAACCAAAGAAATAGATTTGATATTGAGCCTTGTCTAAATTGTAACCCCAATAACAATGATTCTTTTTTTGAAAGCAGTATATGTGATTTTATCAAAGAAAATTATGACGGTGAGGTAAAAGATAAATGTAGAGATTTTAAAAAATATGAAATAGATGTGTATTTACCAGAGTTATCAATAGGTTTTGAATGCAACGGTCTTTGGTGGCATTCTGAGAGGTATAAGGAAAATAGTTATCATAAATCTAAAAACGATTTCTTCAAAGAGAAAGGGATACAAATAATACACATTTGGGAAGATGATTGGAAATTTAAAAAAGAAATAATTAAAAGTAGAGTACTTAACATAGTTAGCAAAACTAATGAAAGGATATGGGGCAGAAAATGTGAGATAAGAGAAGTTAATAGTAATGTGTATAGAAAATTTGTAGATAAAAATCATTTACAAGGCCATGCACCAGCCAAATATAAGCTAGGTCTATATTATAATGACAATCTAGTATCTGTTATGTCATTTTCTAAGTTAAGGAGGAATTTAGGTTATAAGACAAATCCAGATAATCATTACGAATTACTAAGGTTTTGTAGTAGTAAAAACACCACTATTGTTGGTGGATCATCTAAATTATTGAAATATTTTATAAGGGAATATAAACCTACTAAAATAATTTCTTATGCTAGTAAAGATTGGTCAGTTGGTAATTTATATAATAAACTAGGATTTATTGAAATAAAAGAAACTGTTCCTAATTATTTTTATTTCCACAAAGATGAAGGTCTTAGAATAAATAGATTTAACTTTAGGAAAGATGTATTAGTTAAAGAAGGATATGACAAAGATAAATCAGAACACCAAATAATGAATGATAGGAAGTATTATAGAGTTTATGACACTGGGTCATTATTGTTTGAAATGAATATATAAGTTATGATAAAAGAAGATATTTCTAATTTAGGAAAGTATAGCAAGGCTAAAATAACTGCCATATGTGATAATTGTCTTAATGAAAAGAAAACAACAATGAAATTATATACATCATATGGATATAAAGCAGGTGTGTACTTATGTAGGAGTTGTAAGATGAAGAAGAATAATCTAGAAAAATATGGAGTTGATAATGTGTTTAAACTAGACAGTGTTAAAGATAAAATAAAAAGTAGCAACCAAGAAAAATACGGTGTTGATAATGTATCACAGTCTGATATTATTAAAGATAAAATAAGAGTTAGTAATTTAGAAAAGTATGGAGTGGAACACCATATGAAGAATAATAATGTTTTACAAAAACAGAAAGATAGCAATTTAAAAAAATATGGTGTAGAGAATATTTCTTCACTAGATAGTGTTAAAGAAAAAAAGATATCTACATGTCTTAAAAATAATGATGTTGAATTTATATTCCTAGACAAAGTCTTTATAGAAAACAGAAGAAACAACAATTTAGAAAAATATGGCGTAGAGAGTGTTCTTAGTTCAAAAGAAATAAGAGACAAAATAAAAAATACTAATTTAAAAAGGTATGGCGTAAGAAATCCCTCTATGAATAAAGACATTTCTAATAAAATAAAAAGCAGTGTATTAAGAACCAAACATAAACAAATATTAGACAGAGGTGATATTTTATCTATTGATAGTGGTAATAGAATGTTCGAAGCTTTTTGTAATAGTTGTAATAATAAATTTGATATAAGCTATTTTCTATACTACAAGCGAAGAGAAACTAATACAGAGATATGTACTATATGCAATGAGATAGATAAGCACCAATCTGGGGAAGAAATAAAAGTATTTAATTTTATAAATGATAATTATAGTGGTGTTATAATACAAAACCATAGAATATTAAACAAAGAATTGGATATATATTTACCAGAATTAAATATTGCTTTTGAAGTGAATGGACTATATTGGCATTCTGAAATATTCAAAAGCAAAAATTATCACAAGGATAAGTATGACATGTGCAAAAGTAATAATATACAACTTATACATCTATGGGAAGATAATTTGGACTATAATTTCGAAATTATAAAATCAATGATATTGAACAAGATTAATATGTCAATTTATAAAATATGGGCAAGGAAATGTATTATTAAAGAAGTATGTGATAATAATGTTATCAAGGAGTTTTTAAATAAGAACCATATACAAGGATATGCTTCTTCGTCTGTGAAGGTTGGACTATACCATAATGAAGAGTTGGTTAGCCTTATGACATTCAAAAAAAGTAAAGATAAATATGATTTAAATAGATTTTGTAATAAATTAAATACCAGTGTTGTAGGTGGTGCTTCAAGATTATTAAAGTATTTTAATAGGAATTATTCAAATAAAATATTTACTTTTTCTGATAATTCTTATAGCAATGGCGATTTATATAAGACATTAGGATTTGATATAGAATACAATCTTAAACCAGACTATAAATATGTACAAAACAATATAAGGATTCATAAGTTTAACTTCAGAAATAAAGACACCTCTGGATTATACAGAATCTATGATGCTGGTAAAGTTAAATATTACATGAGGGGATAAGCCATTTATTTATAAATACATTAAAAATAAATGAGTTTTTATGATATTAACTAGAGAGGTCTCTATCAAGATAAGTGAGTCTAACTTTCAATACTATGATAACTTAGGATATGATGTAACAATTGGTGAGTACTTATTAATACCAATAGATTTACTATCCAAGGGATCACATAGAGAGATAAAGTGTAAGTGTGATACTTGTGGTGTTGAGAAAGATGTGTTATTTAAAAACTATGTTAAATATGGTAATAAATGGGGTGAATATTTTTGTAGAAAGTGTTCAGAATTTAAAAGAAAGAAAACGCTTAAAAGAAATTTTGGTGTAGATTATCCTATTCAAAATGAAGATTTAAAAAAGAAAATAAAATCATCTAGTTCTTCTAAAGAAAAATCTTAATCAATAACATTATATCCATCTATTCCCCTAACTTTATCTATAGGTGGTACTTCAAATCCAAAACCATCTAAAAAGCTATAAAGCCTATCGTATAGAATAGTGTTTTTGCCTCTTATAACTTCAAATTCTTGAAATTCTTCGATTAGTTCTTCATCTGTAAGAGAATTGTTTCTAATCTCACCCATCATAGGTTGATTTTTAAAATAATTATATAGGTAGAATAATGGATTACCATACATTTTTATATCCCCACCAACTTCTGGAAATCCTTCAAATGATGTTATGTTATTATTACTAATGTCTAAATCCCCCTCTATTCTTTTTGATATATAATCAAACGATTCTATTTTATTGTTACCACAAAACAGACCACCGTTTATAACTTCTGGTAGATATTTAAAACTTTTTATTTCATTACCAGCAAAGTCATAATGATGACCTACTTTACTAGGACCACCTTTAAGTGTTTTTAGATTATTCATAGCACAACTATAATCACCACCAACCTCTGTTGGTCCATTATTTAGGCTAAATATACCTGACTTGTATGCATTAAAAGAAAATTTAACTTTATTTATTTTTATAGGTAGCATATATCCAACTTTATCAAATATAGAGGTTTGGAAGTTATCATTTATATCTATTGAGTAGTCATCATTTATAGTATAGTTTACTATACCGTGTGTTGTAACAAATTCTTTTATTTGGCTTATCTTTTCTTTATCACTTTTAAAGTCCTCATATAATTTAATATTTCCCACGAAGTATATATTAAGTTAAAACTTTACTTTTTAAAAATATATAATAAACATGGAAAATAATAAAAAAGAAGGTGTTATAAACTTCTCAGTGAATGGGAATGCATCAATAGAAATTGATAAAACTAAGATATACATACACAAAAGCAAGACTTTAAATGCTTTAAATAAGGATTTAGTGAGTGTAAATGTTTATAAAAATAAATCAAGGCAAGAAGCTGAAGTAATCGAGGTATTAAAGAGAAATAGGAAAACATTTGTAGGTAAGGCAAGAGTAGGGAAAAAGACTATTTTTGTAGTTGCTGATGATAATAAAACACCTGTTGACTTCTATATAAAGGGTGGTTTAACTTGTAAAAATGGACAGAAGGTAATAGTAGAGTTTACTAAATGGAATGATGGTAAATCACCACAAGGGAAGATAATTGAGATATTGGGAGACTCTGGTGAAAATAATGCAGAAATGAACTCAATAATGCATGATTATAATCTACCAGTAGAGTTTCCTAGAGATGTTGAGAAGGAAGCATCCAAAATCCCAAAGGAAATATCAATGAAAGATATTAGCGAAAGGAGAGATATGAGGGGAATTAAGACATTCACTATTGATCCAAAGAGTGCCAAGGATTTTGATGATGCACTTTCAGTTAAGAATATTGAAAGTGGTTTAATAGAAGTAGGTATTCATATAGCAGATGTTGGACATTATGTAAAGGACGGAACTTTACTAAATGATGAGGCTATTAAAAGAGCAACATCGGTATATCTCGTTGATAGAGTTATACCAATGCTACCAGAGGTTTTAAGTAATGACATATGTTCTTTGAAGCCACATGTAGATAGATTAGCATTTTCTGTAATCTTAACTATAAATGAGGATGGTAAGATATTAAAAGAATGGTTTGGTAAGACAATAATAAATTCAGATAATAGATTTACATATGCAGAAGCACAAAGTATAATAGAGGGAGATAGCCATGTATTAGATTACGAAGTTAGGATATTAGACACAATTGCAAGGAAAATAAGAAAGAAAAGAATTGGAGAAGGTTCAATAGAAATGGGTGGTGTAGAAATACAATTTAAGTTAGCACCAGATAATAAAAAACCAATAGGTGTTTATTATAAGGTACAGAAAGAGGCTAATAAGCTTATAGAGGAATATATGTTACTAGCCAACAAAGCAGTTGCTAAGAAGCTATCAAATGCACAAAGAACAGGTGTTTATAGAGTACACAACACTCCTTCTATTGAGAAACTTAATGCACTAGCAGATATATGTGAAAGTTTTGGCTATAGTGTAGACTTAGAGAAAACTTCTAATGATTTAAAAAAGGAGTTGAATAAATTACTAATAGAGATAAAAGACCAACCAGAAGAAAATATGATACAGACACTAGTAACTAGGTCTATGTCTAAGGCATATTATACTATAAAGAATATTGGACATTATGGGTTAGGATTTTCACACTACTCACATTTTACATCTCCAATAAGAAGATACCCTGATCTTATAACACATAGGCTATTGTTAGGCTTATTAGAGAATAAGCCTAAGTCTAATCCTCTATCTATTGAAGAAGATGCAGAGTGGTGTTCACAAAGAGAAATAATAGCATCTAAGGCTCAGAGGGATTCTATAAAATACAAGCAAGTTGAATTTCTAATGGACAAGATTGGACAAATATTCCAAGGTGTCATCACTGGTGTTACTGACTGGGGCATATATGTAGAATTAACAGATAATAAATGCGAGGGTATGATAGCACCAAATGATTTAGGAGATGGTAAGTGGAGAATAGATACTAAGAAATATACAGCCGATAATAAACTAGGTGATAAACTATCACTGGGTGATGAAATTACAATTGTTGTAGATAATGTGGACTTGGATAAGAAACAGATAAACTTTAAAAAGTTTTAATTAGAACAAAAACTAGCACAAATAAAAACATGACTGAATATTCAGTCATGTTTTTATTTTTGTACCAATCCATAATTATTTTAGAACTCAAACTCATCACCACCACCAGTATCTGGACTTGGATCATCTGTGCCACCAATATCTAAATCATCACCACCGTCATCTATTGCAGAGTCGTCTGTGTCACCTGGTCCACCATCCATGGGAGCACCTCCCTCACCTTCGAAACCTTCAACACCAACTGCCGAACCCGCACCTTTATTATTATCTCTAGCCCAGTATCTTTCATTCTCTGCTTTCTCTTCTGGTGTTAATTTAAACACATTGTCCATAATCCATTCTATATGAAAGTATGGCTGTTCTTCATTTCTCATAACCCCTAATAAGCTACTAACAACATCTGCCTTTTTAGACATATTATTTATCTTCTTCCAGTCCTCAAATGTTTGATTGCTATAGAAGTATATGTCTATTTGGTTTATAAAGTTTTCATCATCAGTAAGTTCTGGGAATTCTATAAGCAGTTGTAACCTCACTGGTTTGACAATCATTTCTTTAAAATTCGCTCTAAGTCTACTAATAAAGTTATGAAATTTTATCTCATCTCTGGTCATATCTGATGCATCGGTAAATAAATTACCACCACCATTTTCAGACTCGAATCTCTGTACAGGTATTTTAGAAGCTCTTTTGAGTGCTCTGTAAAACCAATTTAACATAGTTTCATCATTTAAATCATGACCTTCTTGCTTAACAAGTTCCATATTAGGAGTACCTGCATCACCCTCTGGGAACCATATTTGTTTATTATAATGCAATTGTTTAGAACCATTCATAGATAATGTTCCTAAATCATCATCCCATTCTACGTCTTCTGAATAGTCATGTATTAATTGTCCTATTTGTTCTTCTGCTCTTTGTCTAGACATTCCCTTAATAGGAACTGTAAATTTTTGATAAACTTGAGCATTTAATACGTTAAACATTATTCTTGTCTGTTCAAGTATTTTAAGTTGGTTATATGGTTTTATAAGACCCTCCACATAAGAAGTTTCTGAATAATCATTTTGTGTAGAATATGATATATAAACTATCTGTGAATCTAGAAATATTCTTCTTAACTGTGGATCTTCTGGATATTGTATCCATAAGTGTCCAACATTAGGTTCATAAGCAGGTACTAATGTATCTGGTCTTAATCCATTAAATCCAATAATATTCTTCTTTTTATCATCAAAGATTATTTCTGATGCTAAATAGCCATCGATTAAGAAATCTTTCATCATATTCCACGCAGTAATATTGTCAGAAAATCCATACTTAGTATAAACTTTTTTGAAATATTCTAGATATTTATCTTGTATCTCTTGTGAATATTCATTTGAAAGTGATCTTGCTGAACAAAAATCACTTTCATCGTTATATACTATACATTCATCACACACAGAAGATACAAAATCTCTTATATCATCCTTTATAGAATACTCTCTAAGTATTCTTCTTTTATCAGCATATGATTTGTCAAGATACGGAATAGATTTTCTACTTAATACAGATGATACGGCCCTTTGGCTGAAGAAATCATACATTGAATTCCCCTTTGATGAATAAGGATCTTCATTGATTCCTATACCTACTTGGTTTCTTATAATCATATCATTATAATTCATTCCATAATTTGAAAGATTTCTAAGTATTTTACTAAAGATTCCTTTATTCTCTATTGCTGAATTTGCAGTACCAAAATCTGAACTAGTAGTATTATATGTTGCCATTTATGATTTGTATTTACATTATATATTAAGTTACAAACCTCCCATTAATCGCTTGATTAGCAAGGGTTAATACTTTTTAATATTTCTTTGTAATCTTTTTATATGTCCTTTAAGGACATCGTATTTTTCAGATATCTCAGAATTAACATCATAAAAATCGCTTAATAATGATAATGTCATCTCTCTATGTCTCTGTTCTCTTTTAGCTAGCTTAGCTTCCCATATTTGCATAAGCTTCATAGGATCATATTTATTTTTTGGATGTTGGTGGTATAAGAATCTTGGAAGTATGTCTAAGCTAACTTTATGAACTACTTTTATTCTAGATACATCATATTCATTAAGAGCATATTCAAATCCCAACCTCCTAAGTTCATCATATATACCTTGTAGGTCTACTTTTAGATAGTTATTATCTTCAAAATCTTTCTCTGTTATGTACTTATCAAATAATAATACCCTAACCTCTAATGGTATAAAATTAAAGTTAACACCAAATGCTATAACCTTCCCAGACATCTTTCTATAATCTGCTAGAAATATTGGCGAGTATTTCATCCAATTAGACTCATCTTGGTAATGTAAAAAATAGAATCCACCATTTGACATTTTAGAAACTGGTATTGCATTAAACTCTTTTGTAGTTTTTGTATATTGCTCATAAAAGTATAAGCTGTTGTTCTTGAAATTATCAGAAATACTATTACCATGTAATAATAAATCTAGCTTTGTTCGTTTAAATAGTTCTGCCATAGTATATATATTATTTTAGAAAAAGAACATTTCTTAATATATACAATATGTTAAACTCAAAACCAAATAACAAAAAGTATCACCAAGGTAATTATAGACCTAAGAATAGAGATAAGATAGTTAAAATGAATTCAGAAGGTGGTGTCTATTTCAGAAGTGGTCTAGAACAAAGATTTATGGTTTACTTAGACATGAATGATAATGTTAAGAAATGGGGTGCAGAATGTTTGAAGATAAGCTACCAAAAAATGAATCCAAGTTCTGGTGCTTTAAAACAACATACTTACTACCCAGATTTCTACTATGAACTAAGAGGTAGTGATGGTGTTTTAAAACAAGTAGTTGTTGAAGTTAAGCCTATGAAAGAGTACAGAAATGTACAAATGCTTATGGAGAATAAGCTAAAAGTACCAGAAAATGGCTTAAAGAAGTTGAGGAATTTTGAATACGACCTAAAAATGGCACATACAAACAGAAGCAAGTGGGAGGCAATGATAAAGTGGTGTGATAAAAAAGGTTATAAGTTTATAATAATAACAGAAGAGCATCTAAAGCAGTATGGCGTTTAAATAACTAATATCTCGTTTAGGTTTAGTAAATTATTCATCTCATGTCTCATAAGCTTAACTGTTTCTAAGCCTTTTATTAAATTAGATTTTAATAAAACATCAATAGGCTCACCAATAGCTCTCTCGTAGTATTCTGGGACTTTATTCCTGCCACTATAGATTGATTTTAAATATTTGTCTCTAGATTGTAAATCTGAATGTATGGAACAACCACATGGTCTGTTATTATTCTTTTCACTTTCTTCCCATAGTTGTAAAACAGCTCTTGTCATATATTATTATTTGTGATTATTATATATGAATTAATTTAAATGTTTAACTTTTATATAGCCATTTTTCTTGACCAGTCGAAAATATTCTATAATAACCCCTTTCGTTCATTATTTCTAACTCAGTCTTATCTTTATCAAATCCTTGTTTTACTAGCTTTCTTTTAGAGTAATTATATCTGTGTATTCTTTTCCCATTTATAACCCAAAAATAATTAGGTTTAGATAATGTATCAAAAACAAAACCTAACTTTTTATAGACACCACCACCAAATAATGATATGTCGGCATATGATATTAAATATTCAAACTTAGTATTGTCTACGAAATACTTAAATAGTTTAGAAGCACCACCAATAACACTAGTATTTAATTCATTACAAAACCTAATTAATTCATATTCTTTTTTATTGTTTGTTCTCCTCCATCCGAATGTCATTAAACTAACTAACTCATCATTAAAATATAATCCTAAGTTTATTGAAGAAGATGCATATCCTTGTATATGATTATTGTTTAGAAATAATTTATAATCTTTGGTATTGACCTCTCTTATATCACATTTTCTAGCATATATTCTATTATTTACTTTACCCAATCTATTCCTTATGATTGATTTTATTATTTCTTTCTTGCTATCCCAGTCGTCCTCCCATATATGTAGCAGAGATATCCCCTCTTCATTGCACTTATTTGTTTTACTGATATGATAATCACTACTTTTGAATAGTTCAGAGTGCCAGTATATGCCGTTACACTCAATAGCTATATTATATTCTGGTATGTATATATCAATCTCCTTACCTTTTAGTATTTTTTTATCATTTTTTATATAGCCAATTCCTAGACTCTCTATAAAAGAACCAACTTGTGTTTCGAAGTTAGAATATAATACACCAACTGGGTTGCATTGTGTACATATCATCTTACATGAGTTAAACCTTGCTCTTAATAAACCTTTGTTTATATCAAAGGTATTATTACATTCTTTATGTATTAATGAGAATGTCTCATTTTTATATGAATTAAGTATATACTTATCTGATATTAGTTCTGCATATCTTTTAAATGTTTTTCTCTGTTTAGTATTCTTTGCCTTTAACTTAAAATTTTCATTCTTAGAAGGATGCTCACCCCAGTTTGAAAAATTTGTAGATTTTACCTTCTCTTTATATTCTATAGTTTTTGAATAATTACTAACACCCCATTTCTCTATAGAAGTTTCTTTTATTTTGTCTTTATAGTAGTCTGATTTGGATATCCAATCTACACCATATTTATCATTAAATGATTTTCTTGATTTGGATATAGTCGATTTACTTTGCATAGACCAGTCTACACCTAAGTTCTTTTGATTAGTTTCTTTTATTTTGTTAATAACGCCAATAGACTTAGAAGGATTAGTAACACCATACCTATCTAAAGATGTTTGTACGAACTTATCCTTCCATTCTTTCGTCTTAGAATAGTGGGAAACATTATATTTGTCTAGAAGGCTTTTCTTAAGAGTTTGTTTAACTTCTTCTGATTGCATTGGATTTTTAACACCATACTTTTTAAGAGAAGTCTTTTCAGATTTTATCTTTTTACAAGAGTTGCAATAATATATCCCACTTAGACCATTCGTGTAATTCCAGTAGTCTTTAAAGCCATTAGAGACTTCTTTGTTACAGTTTTGGCATATACATGTAATCTTAGATGAAGTTCCCTTAGACAAGTGTTCTACGCTTATATCTATATATTTACCAACACTAATATCATATCCAAATGATTTGTAATATTTTATATTCCTAGAGTGACCCTTTATCTTTATCTTTTTTTCTTTTATCATTATATGTTATATCTATATATCTAAAAGAGTTGTTGCTAAAGGGTGTGAAAATATAAATTATAGAGAATGAATACCATTACCATCGTTAGAACCCTCTATTGATAGTACCTTTATTAGATTATCACCATCGCCTTTCTTTTTATAGAGTTCATTAAATCCCTTAGCTAACCCTCGTTTAAATATTTCTGTGAAGTATGCAAAGGCATTTACTGACTTAGCTTCGTTAAAGTTATACCAATTTTGGTACATGTCTAAAACGCCTGATTGGTAGCAATCCATTTTATCATCATTTGACCAGTACCTCATTTTCTTAATGGTTTTATTTCCTAGTAATTCTAGCATCTTCTCAGCCTTTCTAGTAAGCTTACCTCTTGCTTTTGATACTATTATTTCTACATATAGTTCTTTGTTGTTTAAATACATTTATGTTCTAT